ACCTAGATTAGAAATGTTTTCTAATAGGCTAATTCCTTCATTCGCAATATAGAAATACGCTACAAGAGTTCTAAATACCCAAGTGCCACCATTTCCAAGCATACGATCTAATTCCACTCCTACAATAAGAACGGCTAGAATCATGCATTTTTTAATTAATCCTCTAAAGCCGACCTCACTATTAAGTGTTTTAATTACATAAGCATAAATTACACCTGTCACATAATCTAATACCATGAATGTAATTAAAATCTTTAAAGCTAAATCCCAGCCACCAAATAGATACGTAAAAAAAGTAGCTAAGATAGCTACTGCTGTGTTGAATACTTTTTCCATATTATTCATTTTCCTCACCTTCTACTTAAGAAATACAACACTGTATCCCTTTTCTAAGCCAACAAATGTATCATTAATTGTATTAACAGTTAACATTGTATTTGCTCCAGTATAACTATCATTTTGTTGTTCATCTTTAACAACTACTCTAAATAATATATAATCTCCTGCTTTTAAATTCTTTGTATCAGTAATATAGAATTTATTAGCTTGTACATCATTAAATGTTTTTTCACTTACATCTAATGTATATACGTTTGTTTTGTTATCCATATTTTGTCTCCTTTTTTTAAGTTGTTTTGATATATTTTAATATTGCATAACCTGTTGTATCCGCAAAACCATTTGATGTACCAACTTGTAATATCAAATTAGTTTTATTGACTTGAATAGAAATACCATCATGATCATTATCCATATGAGCACGTGGCATCATATGGTTTGTATTATCAGCAAACATTACAAAAAGGTCACAACTCAACACTCGTTTTAAATTAGATATATTATGTGCTACATATTTATCTTTAGTGAAGCCACTTACGGATATAACTTTACAATATATTTTTTTTCCGTCTATCCAGTATTCACCCGTAAACTGTTCTTCAGTAGAATACTTGAAATAAACATCTTTCTTTCTAACTTTGTTTCCAAAAAACTTAATAAATTTCATTTGTTTTGATATTTACTATTAGCGATAATAGATATCAACTGTATATGTGGTGTTTTTAGGTGAACTTCCATAATACCAATCCGACAACTTAAAATAGTTACTTGTTTTGTCAAACATTATAGTCATTCCATGACTTACACCACTTGTTAAATATCCTCCAAATCTAAAAGTTAAATTATTAGTTGCAATATTTGAGCAAAGGAATGCTGGTATATAAAAAGGATATGTTAATGATCCATCAGTACCTGGAGCCATGTGGCATAAAAATAAATATTCCGTAGCTCCGTCTATTAAATTTATTGTTTGGCCAAACCTTGCACCTTTCTTTGTTTCTTTCCATATCAAAAGATCTACACCTGTTTTATTTACAACATCCTTTGCTCTAATTTTATTTCCAAAAAGTTTTATGAAACTCATTTTTACTGCTAAATTTAATTAGTCAAAATCGTGATATGTGTTTTTTGTATAATATATAATAGCAGTTACTGCGTATTTGTTCCAGCCGACACTATTATTAATTATTTGAAGACTTGTTTCGTTTATTCTTGCAAACATATCATAAAAAGTCCCTGATGTCGCATTAGAATAATAAACTACTGGTAGTTTGTAAAATGTATTATCACCTTGAATAAAAACTTCATAATCAATAAATTCATTTAAATTAACAATATCATGCTTAATATTAACTACACCAGCAGAAGATAATACACCTGTTGATTGTATAACTTTGCTATATATTTTCTTTCCATCCAACCAATATTCACCAGTCCATTGTTCTTCGATAGAATATTTAAAGTACACATCCTTTTTTCTCAAGAACATATTCTTTGGTGGTTTTAGAAATTTCATACACAATCACCACTTGGTCCACTAATTAAATTAGCGCACCTTCTTTCTTTGGAAATGCAATATTTAAATAGTAAATATCGCACCCCCCCCCGAAGATTTTAAATTCTTGCATAATAGATTTTTCCTCCTTAATCATCATCATAATTATCAGTTACTCCAAACATAAACAACTGTTCTCCATTCTCGTTGCAAAATCCATAGCCAATATTGATGTAATCCTCATATTTAGCTACTGTTCCCAATCCTATAGCATCTTTATTCTTCGATATATTAAAAGGTATTTTAGCACCTGTGATTGTGGCTGTTATACTTGCACTGTTTCCAACGGAATCTGTTACAGTGCACACTACATCATAAGAATCGTTTAATGAATAACCACTAAATACATAACTTCCTTCACTTGAAAAGCTTGTACTTTTAGAAATGTTATTTATTTTAATAGCTTTGCTTGCTATTGAATTGCCAGTTATTGCTGAATACGTAAATACTGGTTTGACACAAATATAAGTGCCACTGGATACATCCTTTGTACCGCTTGAATTACTTCTAAACGCCTCCATAGAAATAGTTGGATAGGAATACCCAGTAACATTGATTGTTTTTGTTGTAGAAGCTGTAAACCCTCTACTGTCAGTAACTGTGACTGTATATTTTAAGCTTCCACTATCCCTGATATTTGAAGTTTGACACGTATTTTTACTTCCTGCATAGCTAAAGTTATTACCACTAACCGCATAATTAGTAATTGTTGCTCCATATTTAGCTGTTGCTGAAATAGTAAATTTAATATTGGATCTATTTTGCAAACATAGACTTCCAAATGGATTAATAATACTTGTTACAACACTATTTATAGTTGGTTCAGCGTTTGTCATCTGATATGTTCTATCGTGATAACTTGCCCAGGAACAGTTATTTGAATATAGTCCTATACGAATAGTGCATGTTTTGCCCTTACATGCTTCTCTTAACTGTTTTCTTTCATCATTAGTAAGTTCCCATGTAAACGTACCACTCGTACCACTTAATGTCCTTTTAGCGTAATGTTCTCCATTAGGATTTGGTTCCAACCAACATTCCATATTGAAGTTACCTGGATTACTGTATTTGAACCAAGGATTATCAGTATCTTTGAAAGTTGTTGGTGAATCGGTTATATTGGCTTGTCGAGGAATAGTGGTTAATGTATGTGTATATCCATTTTCACTTGAACTGAATCTATCATGACTGATCCAACCACTTACACCGATTAACTTTGAACCATCACTATTATGTCCTACAGTTACATCCCAAGTTCCTAATCGAATTGCACTGGAAGTAATTTTTTGGCCAGTACCTATTCCAGCACTATATACTGTTCCATTTATACGAGCATATACTGTACCATTACCATATGTCGTATATCCTGTATTTGTACGCCATACATCAATCCAAACACGAACAACTGATGTGTTAGAATTGATGTCATATGACAGTTCCTGCGAATTAACACTGTAATTTATATATTTATTAGTGGTTCCAAATGTTGCCATATATTACCTCCTACAAAATTAACAATCCTAAATCTTCATCATAGATAATTTGAAAAGTACCCAGGTTGATTTGTTTCATTACAACTGCTTGTGATATGTTCAATTGTTGGTTTGAAAGATAAGCAATTCTTTTATCATTTTCGTAAAATCCAAGTTCCGTATTGGACAGTCTTACATCAAAAGGACTATTGCTAGATCCTAATTTTAATATTCCTTCTTCAAACTTAGCCCATTGAGAAATTTCTTCTTTTGTCGCCACTCCCGTTAATTTATCAGTAATAGAGTTAACGTTATTCGTAACCAACTGAATTGAACTGGCATTTTGAATAATTTGAGAACTAAGACTATTGATAGATGTTGTATTATTAGTAGTTGTTGTTTGCAGTTCTTCTACTAATGATGTTAATGAGTTTTTTAATTGAGTTATCGCTGAGTTATATTCAACAGATATTTCTTGTCTCATATTGTTCATATCATCAGCATAATCATTAACAATTTCCCAAGTACCACTTGAACTGTCATATCTCTTTAAAGTTTGTGTAGTTGTATCAAACCACAACTTTGTAGTATCACTAGGTGCAGTTGCACTTCTAATGCTTGCATCATCAATTCTAATCAATGTTAGAATTGCACTAGATTTAACTGCCATATATCATCCCTCTAATTGAGCAGTATAAGTTGCTTTATTTGTTACATCACCTGCACTGACAGTAAATGTTTGACCAGTTGCAATAGAAGTTGTTCCACCATCTTTATACCATTTGATAGTTCCTAAAGCTGTAATAGCAGCGCCAGTTAATTCTGTAGCGCCTTTATAAACATGTGCAGTTAAAGTTGTGGCAATTGCGGTATTTTTAAATACATTTCCATTAGACGAAGTAATATTCATATAGATTGCATCATCACCTTTAGCACCTGTTTCCCCTTTATCTCCTTTATCACCTTTTGCCCCGTTAGCACCATTTTTAGATACAGTATAGCTAACAGCTGTCTTACCATCACTATAAGTCACTGTTACTCTTGTCCAAATATATTGCCCAGCAGTTGCTGTTGGTGGAGTTGTAGACCATCCACTAGTTGGTGTTGTTGTTCCGCTTGTTGATTGAACGTATTCAGTAACTGTTTTAGATACTGTAGGTGATGAACCATTAGCGCCTTGTCTAGCGACTGAATAAGATACTGTAGAAGTACCATCACTATAAGTTACTGTTGTTTTTGTCCATAAGTAGTTTCCTGCGCTAACTGATGGAATAGTATCTTGCCATCCACTAGTTGGTGTAGTGGTACTACTTGACGAACCGACATATTGAATTGATTTAGATGAGATTTTAACACTTGTACCTTGAATTCCTTGATTTCCTTTAAAAGCAATAGAATAAGAAAATACTTTGTTAATAGTTACTTCATTTACCGTTCCCTCATTAACAGTTACTGGTATAGTGAAACTACCTGTTTTTGTTAATGCACTGGTTGCAGTGATTGTGATAGTAGGCATTGGGGTCTTTCCATCACTAACTGCACTAATACCTGTTGGGCATGTAATTGTACCTATTTTAGCAGGTACTGTTTCAGAACCTTGCAAAGCCATTACTTGTGTGCTTGTTGTTTGAGTTCCATTAACAGCAGTAGTAGTTCCTAAAAATGTATAGTTATCATTTGTCAATACAACGGTATACCCATCCGTCATATCTAATAAATCTACTTGATTACTTGCTTTGATTGCCATATTCTTTTATTCCTCCAAATTTAATTCACAGTTGAAAACTGCTTTCTTATTTATATCTCTTGGACTTATAGTAAATATAAATCCTTTATCATTTATTCTTGTATCTTCAATATCTATAGGTGAGAATTCTTTTTCTCCAAATTTCTTTACATGCCATTGAAGATATGCATTTTTGCCAAATCTTTTTTCCAATTGTTCAGCACTTTCAATTCTTTCAGCACCGACATAAATATGAACTGTCAATATAGTTGCAATATCACTATTTTTGAATGTATTTCCATTTGAGGATTCAATATATAGAGTTATTGCATCATCACCATAAGTTCCCATTATAAGTGGTTCACTTGTTTTTGATGAACCATCAGTATAATTTGTAACTGAATATGTCCATAGATATTTATTATTTGCATTGATAGTTTGAATAGATGTTGTCCATCCCTCACTGTCTACTCTTATATCTTTACTTTTACTTGATGCTAAATAATAGGTTGTAATATTTTGAATTCCTACTCCTTGTTCAGCTAATGAAAAATTTACATATAATCTAATCGAAGTACCTTTATATGCAACATCACAAACGTATGTTACATTAGGCAATTTGTTTGTCATAATATTTTTATTAACTGATAAAATACCATCTTTTACGATCTCATAACTACTGTCTATGTCGACTTCCTTACTATTGATTATTTTTTTATAACCAATCGTACAATTACTTAATTCTATAATTACATTACCGTCCATAATACAAGGTGTAATGATTGCTGGTGTAATGGTCCAATCAGGAATGTAAGTTCCGTTGTCATTTAATTTTTGAGTTAATGTAGTATTAGTAACGTCTAGAAAACTATTTCCTAAATGAACTGCATCACTTTCATCAACTATTGTTGTGTATCCTGTATCAAATTGAATATTGTCCAATGTAAATACACACTTGACATTAACTGACATATTAATATCATCAGGAGTTAATGTGATAAATTTACCTGTTTTGTATTTTTTATCATTTAAATACCATTGAAAACTTAGATCATTATAATTTTCAGTAACATCTTCATTAGAATTCATAACATGACATGCAATTTTAATACTTTGATTATAACTATTAAGTATAGTTGCACTAGGTACAAGATTAACAGTAATCAATGAAACATCCAAATCATCTATTTTGGATTCTATTTCATTAATCTTTGTTTTGATTTCTTCATTTGATAATGATAACTCACCCATTTTTGTATTTAGATCTTCTTGCTCTTTAGCAACGATATCTAATTTTAATTTTTCTTGGTCCTGAGTTATCTGTAATTTTCTAATTCTTGTTGAATTGGTAATTTTCTTAATAACACGTTCTTCGTTTTTTGTTGGAGTATTTCCATCAACTTCACTTATAGAAAATTCTCCACCTTTATATGTGATAGACAAATCAGTAACCATAAAATTGAATTCATCATTATAATTTACTAAACATCCTGGTAACAAGTTATCTATTGAAATCATTGATATGCTTTTTGTTGAATAAAATGTTAATCCATTTAATTGATCATATAGTTTATCAATCAAATTTTGTTCATCTGTTAAGTATAAATTATTAGAATCTAGAAATATGGTATTACCCGTTGTATCTCCTTTTTCTAATGGATTTAACCCATTTTCATAATAAATTCTAGACACGCAGTACAATTCATTTTTTTCATAGTTTGTTAACGTATCTGTTTTAGCAAACACATCCTTAGTTACTTGAACAAATTCAAGAGAGCTTTTACCACTTGCAAATACATTTGCTCCAAAAAGCTCAGCAATCCATCCTAAGTAGTTTCTAATGACAATTGTGTTATCGTACCAGGAAACCTCTTTTTCTAAGACATACGCAGGAATATTGGTTCTTACAATAGAAAGACCAGTTAGCGTTTCTATTTCATATAACTGGTCTTTAATTGTTACTGGATAAGATAATTGAGTTGCATAAGGAACATCCAATTCATAGTTATCATCATATAGTTTCAAACTCAATGACTTTGTATATTTTTCAGGTTGATCATATACTTTGAAATATCTTACATCGCTATTGTCATTTTCCTGTACTTCCCAATACTTGGTTATATCCAAATCATCAAGGATGCCATCGTAGTTATCGAATTTAAGATTCAACTGCATTGTAGGAACATTCCCGATAAGATATCCCTTTGCAAAGGCAACAGATACTTTATATTCCAATAAACGATGGGTTACATCCAAATCTCCATATTTAATAAGCATTTTCTACACCTCAATCAAAGCAAAAGAAAAAGATTGTGCTTTGAGCCCAACCTTTGTCCTTACATAATTAAATTTCTTATTTCCAGCATACATTTTTTTGGTGCCACGTATTCCATGATCAGGAATATACAGCTCCGCATTGAACTCTGCAGGAGTAACTGCATTTAGAATGCTCATGACATCTACAAATGTCTTTAGATTCCATGTCAATGTCACTTTCAACATATTTGACCTTATTCTGTTACGCCTTAAAACTCCTGTAGCGATAGGTCTAATGCTATCACCATCCAAATCTTGGATTTCAACACTGATATCAGAAGGCGTAGGTAATAATACACCATTCACTTTTATTTTAGCTTCATCGGCCATATTCTACACCTCCTAATTAATAATCGAATACTGGCTTACCAGTTTGCGCTTCATATTCTTTGATATTATCAATCACCATTCTAGTTAAAACTTTACCATTTTCTAAAACTAAATTGATAACATAAGTACCTCCATTACCATTATCAACTTGTGGCAATCTTTCAGAAATCTTTTGAGCAATTAAGTCTAAACCTCTAGTATTTCTTTGTAAAGGGATAACTGCTTCAGTTCCTGCTTCCCCAAAGATTGCAGGAGTTGCTTTTGAAACAACTGCACCTTCAGCCAATTTTGGAATTTTTGAAATATTAAATCCTTTTCCACCGACACCTGGAACCCAATTAGGAATTTTAATTTTATTTAATCCACCGATAAAACTGTTGATTCCACTAATGATTGCATTAATAGGCGCTTTAAATATTCCAGCAAAACCACTAACTATATTGCTAAAGATATTCTTAACACCATTCCATGCTCTTGCCCAGTTCCCAGTAAAAACTCCACCAACAAAGTCAATGATACCACTTAACACACCTTTTATTGTGTTCCAGATAGCTGTTACTGTAGAGCAAAATGCATTAAGAGGTACACCTAATAATCCGAATGCTTTTGTCCAATCATTCGTAAAACCTACTTTTAAGAAATTAGCAAATCCTTCAAAGATTTTTCTAATGCCTTCCCAACAACGTTTTTCATCACCAGTGAACACACCAACAAAGAAATCTGTTAAGCCTTGGAACATTTCAATAACATTAGGAATTAATTCATTGATTAAATCTCCCCATGATTTGAATGTATCACTGAACGATCCAACGATAAAATCAACTAATGGTGATAACACATTATTCCATACCCAATTGATTGCATCACCTATAGCTTGGATACCTGGTTTCCATGTATTCCATACTTCTAATATTCCTGATAATGCAATTGATAATACGCTTACTAGGAAGTTTGCTAATGGAGCTAGTACATTTTTCCAAAGTGATAAGGCAATCGTAAATACTGCTTCTACTGCCTTTACAAAGACTTTTGCTATAAAGGTTGCTAAAGGAACGATAATTGTATTAAACAAATCTAATAAGAAATCAAAAATAGGAACAAGAATATTCTTATAGAAATTATTTAAAATTCCTACAAGTTCTCCTATTGAATCATTTACTAACTGTCTAAAGCTATCACTCGTTTGATATAAATAAACCAATGCGGCAGTAATCGCTGCTACAATTGTTGCAAAGTATGCTGCAGTTCCTGCTGTAACACCCAAGACTGCCTGAAATCCACCTAATATTCCACCGCCCTCAGCCATTCCTGATAAGAATGTAGAAACTACAAGACTTAATAATTGAAATGGATAAGTGACTGCAGCAATAATCGTACCCCAATTCTTGATCACTTCAAAAGTAAGGAATCCAGCAACGATACCTGCAATCAATGAAAGAATGATTGGCTTGTTTTGTACGAGCCATTCCTTGATAGAATTAATTTTCTTCAATACATGGTCGACTGCTTTATCGATACCGCTCGTATCAGGTTCTCCAAAAGCACTGTCCCAATCGATTGGATCTATATCATAGCCTCCACCACCAACGCCTCCACCTGCTCCACTGCCTGAACCACCTGAACCTGATGAATCACTTGCGCTGATTGTATTGATTTCATCAAATGATGCCAATGAGCCTAAGGCCTTTGCTGTTTTCTTAGCTTGACCCTCAGTACCTTTCAATGACTTATTTAAGCCACCAGTTGAAGCTGTAGCTTTTTTAGCTGAATCACCTGCAGCAGTAAATCCAGCACTTGCTTGTTTTGCTCCACTCTTTTTACCAAATAATTTGCCAAAAACACCTGCAATTACATTTGCTAGTGTAATGAGTTTTCCAATAATCATATTTATAACTTGAATGACTGGTGTCAATACAGCAATCAATCCATTACCAATGATTCCTAATAACTGTTTGAACTGTTCTTGCAAGATACGCACTTGGTTGGCCCATGTTCCACTTGTTTTCGCAAAGTCTCCTTGAGCCATTGATAATTGATTCAATACAAAGTTGTATCTTAAAGTTGTCAATTCAGCTTGTGACATGTCACTTACATTCTTGCTGATTCCTTGGCTCAATGCGTAAGATTGCAAGTTAGTTTGTGTCATAACGATTCCTAAATCTTTTAAGGTTTCAGTTTCACCAGTAAATACTGATTTCAATTTGATATCCGCTAACTCTTGTGAAATGTTGTAGAACGATGCAACATCCCCTGAAAGCCCAGCCAAAGAAATAGCCATATCACTCGCTTTGTCAGCACCTAGTCCCATACCTGATGCCATGGCCATGTATGTAGATGCTGTCTTTTTGGCTGAGAGTTCACTCATACCAAATTGTTGAATGGAATTTTGTGCAAACCTCTCGGCTTTCCATGACATATCTCCAAAGGCTGTATCTACTACGTTCTGTACCTCAGTAATATTGGAAGCAACCTCAATCGCTTCTTTTCCTAATTTGTACAAGCCAAAACCTGCAGCAACCTTTGCTACCATGGATTTAATTCCACTTACTGCCCTGCTGATTCGACCAGTAGAGCTTTCAATACTGTTAGCTGATGTTTTTGCTTCATTCGTTGCATCTTTCAATGCATTCTTGAACTTGCTTGTTTCAGCTGAGATGATAACTTTTAATTCTTCTAATGTCTTTTTAATCATCTCCTTTAAATTTTTTATTGTAAGCATTCGCAAATTTCATTCTTCTTGCCTTAAAGTTCTCAAATTCATTTTCTTCTTGTTCAATAAGATGCTGTTTCTTTTCTTCTTCAAATAATCCAGGGTAATAATCCCATAATTCATTGATTTCAACAACTTTATTTTCTTCACTGAAAATAACTGATATTCCTTTAAGCAGTTGATCAGCAAGAATATGATTGTCGATTGCTATTTGTTTTTGTTTTCTCTTTTCTTTTCTTCGATACGATTCGATATAGTCAGTGATTTCAAGTACCGAAGATTCCCAAAATAAAAATGAACTGATATCACAATCTAAAGCGACTGGATATAGTTCATTTATTAAATCAGATACATATTCAAATTCTATGTTTTCTACATTTGCTCTTTCGCTTCCACTAGTCTCTTGTCCATCGTTTCCGCTTGAGCTTGGGAGAAAAAACCACTTACCTGATAAATTGGCAAGAACACATCCGTCATGAATGTCATTTGAGTTCCGCCCTCTTCACAATATTTATCAAATAATTCGATGACATCATCTTCTTTGATTCCATGTTGGAACTTTTTCATTGCACCATGTGTAATCAATAACATTACTTTCAATGGTGGCAATGAACCATCATCAGCACTAGAAATAATCGTTAATAGGTTAACTCTTAATTTTGATTCTAAGCTGACAATTTCAGAAGTAGTGAGCTTTAATCTGTATTCTTTACCATCAACTTCCCAAATGGTAAAAGGTTTTCTTTTTGGTGCCTCAACGACTTCTGCTTGAACTTCTTCGGTTTCTCCACTTAATACTCCCATTTTTCAGCCTCCTAAACAATTTTTGGATCAGTAATTTTAAATGCACTTGCTAATGCAATATTTAAATCAAATTCAATAACACCATTGACACCGCCACCAGTTCTCTTAAGAGAAATTTGGCCATCGAATTCAGTAGTTGTTCCATCTTTCAATGTTTCTTTGAAAGATAAAGTTTCTCCTGATGCTTCATATGCTCTTAAAATACGATATGGACTGTCAGTTTCAGTATTTTCATATTTGAATTTGTAAGTGATGTCTCCAGGGTCTCCAATTCCCATTTCGTACACTTTTTGAGAGGCTTCCAAATCAGTATTATCTACTTTTTCAGGATCCACTCCAATTTCAGGAATTTCTTTCAAGCCTTTTAATTTAGCAAAGCTTGTTACTGACTTACTCTTATATTCTAATGTTGCTCCATTCGCTAACATTTTCTACTCCTCCTTTTATTTTGTGTGATAAATAAATTGTTTTTTGCAATCAATGATTGCCTCATATCTCATTTGTTTATGTTTTAAACCGCTTGGGTCAGGAACATCCGCACATGTCGTTCTTAAAAATCCTAGAGACGACATGACGTCATCTACGTCACATGCTGTTTGTGAAGTGCTTTTCATATCCCATATGTCAATTCTAAAGCGAACAAAAGAAAGCTGTTCCTTATCATCCGTGAACTCATATGGTTTATTTTCTTCTTCAACAAATTGAATCGCAGGTGTTTTGCTCCAGTTTTGTGGATAAGCATCACTTACGTTTTCAACAACTTGTGACAATCCTTTATAAACGATATCTTTAACATTAATCATTTTTTACATAGCTCCCTTATTTTATTTTTAAATAGCTTTTCAGTATTTTTATTAATGGTATCTTCCTGATCATGCAGCGCTGGATACATAAAAGGCCTTGCCATTTGACCTTTGGTATAGTAGCCAATGACTTCACCATCTTTATAAGCAACCTTGAAACCATACATTTCAGCTTTATCAACTGTCATTGCATCTGCAGGTATCATCCAACCAGTTTGTTTATATTTGGGTGATACTTGAGGAGAAATACCCTGATGATTGGCCTCCCCGTTAGGACCAGTTCCAAATTCATAGTAAGGTGCATAAGCTGAATTAGTGTAAACAGTGGCTGTGGCCTTGTTTTCCTTGACTTCATTTTTTACCTTGACTGAACGGGCTAATGCTCCAGTATCACTGGATATCAACAATCTTGCTTGAGATTGAACCATCACACCTGCTTGTTTAACAGCTGTAACTGCAACCTCCTGACATGCTTGGTTGTCTAATGCTGAAAGTTTTCTTATGAGATTGCTAAAGTCAGTGTTTGCTGTCATATTCTTTCAATCTCAATTGCTTTAAATCGCTTGAAATTTTGAATGCTGATGACTTTATAGCTGATACCCTCATAATTAATCATGTCATGCTCTTTAATTGCTAGAGAGCCATAATAATGCATATTCAAGATACCATTTACACGCATACCATATAGTTCAACTTGAAGTTTTGAAGATGCTGGCCATATAAGAGCTACATCTTCATTTGCTTCATCACTATAGGTTTCAATAATATTGCCTTCATCATCTTTTACAGCACTGTAAGTTTTAATTTGAAACTTCTTGAGACTTCTTTTTTTCATCTTTCAATCTCCTTGCTGCAGCTGACAAACGATAATTGGAAATGCCTGAAAGAATTTCATCTTCACTTTGATAACTTTCACTCTCTCCACCCTCACTGTAAGATGCAAGCCCCTCGTTGCCTTGACGATTGTAGAGCGCAATGGCCAATTTCAAAACATAATCATTGAGATCATCAATCAACTCACTTCGATTGGTTTTTGATAATACAGTATTTTGAGATCTTAAAAGAAAAGAAGAAACCAATTCTTCATCAGTTTCTCCTGTTAGTTTTTTAAACTGCTCTTTTAATTTATCCATTTTTCTTTTCTTTGATTACTGCAATCAATTCATCTCTTGTAAGTGAGTCTGTATTTTCAATTCCTAATTCTGTTGCTAATGCTTTTAATTCATCAACTTTCATTTTAGATAACGGCTTATTTTCAGGAGCGTTATCATTTGCTTTTGAAGATGAAATTTCTTTGTAGCCTAAGGCTTTATATTTTGCTAACATTTCATCTTCGATAATTCTTTCAACATTGCTATTGATAATAGTTTTCATCAAAAAGACCTCCTATTACGCAGCATCTTTAATATTTAAATAAATTAATGGTAATGTATTGTCTTTTGTCCAAACATCATGGAAACGTCTATAATCCATTGCCCATGCATCAGCTTTTTGGTTTGTATTAGGATCAAAGATACGCATTTTGTCTTGTTTAGAAACCGCAATCGCACCTGGTTTAGGAATAATCATAAAGTTGATATCTTTTGCAGTTGTACCTTTTGCGTATCCACCTACTTCTTGACCAGATGTTTTTCCATCGTTCATTTTGATAGAAGTATACATACGATTTTGAGGTGTTTCGATGATTGCACATTTATCAATTGCTGGAACTGTTAAATCAATTCCACCGATTGAAATTGTTGCTGTTTGCATTTTTGTTGATAAGAACATTTCTAGTTCTAACATAACATCTCCAGTTGCATGGATGATTAAATCACCGTTATATCCTGCATCTCTGATTTTTTTAATACCAGTTTTCATTTTTCTTAAAATAGTTGATTCTGCAGGAGTATATCCATATTCAATCATTTCTGTTTTGTTAGCTGTAATAACATCTGTTGCAATTTTTGATAATCGATATGCATCGATTTCAGGAACAACATGAACTCTTTGGAATTCTCCCATAACGGTTGAAGCAGTTGCGACAAAATTAGTTTCATCAACATCTACTGCATCCAATGAAAACTTACGTCCACGATCTTGTGTCATTTTTCTTGTTTCATATTCTAATGTTACAGAGCCTTGTGTATATCCATTATCTCTGTCATAATCTCCTAATCCTTGTAAAGACATTTTAGGAATTTTAATTTCAGCACCACCATTATAGATTACATCTCCTGCATTTGCTTCCATCCATCCTGTTAATGCTTCGTGCATAGCTACTTTATCTAATGTTTCTTGAAATAACGTAGCTGTTGCTAATGTATTAATTGCCATATTTTATTACCTCCTATTTTCCCATCATTTTTTGATAAACTAATTCCTCATCAGTTAATTTAGCATCTTTAGCTTTTTTCATAGGTTCTCTACCTTTTATTCTTTCTTCCACTGCTCTTTGCACAGCTGTTTGAAAAGCTTTTTCTACTGTTTCAATACTTTTTTTACAAGAATCGGCATCAGTTAAAATAAGGATCTCAGCAAGTTCAGTTGGAATTCCTTTGTCGGCCAATTGTACTTTTGCTTGTGCAGTCAATTCTCTACGTGTAATTGCTGCTTCTCTATCATCCAAATCCTTGATTCTTTTTTCTTCCTGATACTTTTTCTTTTCTTTTTCACTCATTTTTTCCAGTTTTTGAGCTTCTGTTTGCTGTTCTTCCAATTGCTTTTCCCAAGATTTACGTTCTTTCGCAATTCTTCCTTGAACGATTCTATCTAGTTCCTCTTGAGTAAAAGTCTTCGTTTCTTGGCCAGTTTGACCATCATTTCCTTGGCCGTCATTACCTTGGTCATCGTTTCCTTGATCATTATCATTTCCTGAATCATTTCCGGAACCATCATCAGCAAATAATTGAATGTTTAAAGGAAATAAAAATTTTTCTTTCATAAAATCCTCCAGTTAAGGTCCGTAAGACCATCCCATCTTTTAGTGTCATAAGTTTTTGGACATATAAAAAGACAATCAGTAATTGCCTATTTATCAGGTTTAGTTTTTTCTTTTACTTCTTCTACTACTTTTGCATCTAATAACTCTTTGATACGTTCTTCATCGTGCATTTCAAAAACTTCTCCAGTTCTTCTTGTGATTCCACATCTAGTATCAACCATGTTATGAATAACTCTTAACTTTGCCATAATATGCCTCCTTTTTAGTAAAATAAAAAGCAACCTCTCAGTTACCCGTTTGAATTTTCTTTTCTATTTGGCGGAGGTACATAACATTTAGTAGTTACATATCTCTCTCGGCCACATATCATACATATCTTTTGCTCTTTTTTTATTAAAAGATGTTTCTTTTTATTGTAGTACTGTTCACTTCTACCAATGTATTCTTGATGAAAGTGAGGTCTTAATCCTTGTGACATAAAGCCCTCCTTTTTACGAATAAAAGAAAAGCAAGTTTCTATTTCTTGCTTAAAATATAACAAAATAAATAAACTATAATAGGACTTAACATCGCTATAATCAATGGACATAACACAATCCACCATGGCCAGGTAATCAATCCTAGAATTTTTGCTATTACAAATATAATTAATAACGCTTTTAACATTTCTCTTAATCCTTTCTTTTTAGGCAAAATAAAAACCGACTAGTTGTCGGTTAATTCTATTTTTTCAATTTCATCAGCAAATGCCACAACACAATGTGAACTATTTTTCTGTCTAATATCAATTGATGCCTTTCTAGGAGCATTATCATTTTCAGTATCAAACCCTTCACAAAATCCTTCTAAAATTTGACCATCTTTAAAAATGATTTTTACATTTTTTCCTAAACAATCAAACAATTCTCTTTCAGTCATTTTTCTTTACTCCTTTTAGTGTCGGTACCATATGTGTACCTTTCTCTTTACTATAATGTATTTTAAACTTATTTGTTGCTATCCATGTCTTGTCAATACTTAATACATATCCAACAATTGAATTATCAACTATAGACTCTGTGTTATCCCAGTCTCCATTTCTATATCGATTTATTGTACCATTTCCAGCATGTTTTTTTATGCATTCTTGTATATCTTTCATTGATGCATCAACTATATAACTTCTTCCTTCAAGATAATTATTATGTCCTAAAATGTGTTTCCCTTGTTGACCTTCTCGTAAAGTCAAATTGTAAGATTCAGTGATTCCCTTTTGCAACTTACTATCTTTAAAATGCAATTTTAAATCATTGAATTTCTCAACATCATTATACTTCATATCTTGAAATTTAGATAGTGAAGTTGGCATATTTTCTTTACCTAAAACATCAATGTATTTATTATACTGCTTTCTATCGCTAGATGCATTCTTTGTTTTTTCCATGAAAGAATTAACAGTATCAACACCATGTTCTTCTTGTTGTCTTTTCAACCATTGATCATAATTTTCACTAACATCCACAACTTCATCTTTATTAGTAACGGGATTGCGTTGTCTTTTCTTCATAGCATCAGTAACGCCCTCAATATAAGGAATCATGTGTGAACGACAATTTGGATGAAGAGGTGGAACATTGACACCTACTTTAGCTTTTGCTATTTCTACGATGCTTCTATCATGATGCTGACAAATTTGGGATGTTCTACTGTCATGTACTGCAATAAACATTTCTTTTTCAATGCCAGCATCCTTAAAAGCTTGTTGATCAGCAAATGCTGTCATTGCTGCACTTTCAGTTTGAATAAGTCGTCTTGCTTGATAAGCACCAACAGCAAACTTATTCATAATCGTGTCGGCCATTTCTTTTTCAGTCTTGTTTGTTAAAACGCCCATCAGCATTTCATCTTTTAAAGATTCGGCCAGTGCGTTCGTATTATCCCAAATCCTATTGGAATAATTCTTACCACTCCATCTTGACTTTAACATGCTGTCTATCAGTTCAGGATCCAACATATCGAACTGATAAGCAACTTTCATGCCTTTTTGAAGATTATATACATTTCTATAATAAGCATTAAAAGCACTGTTGATATAACAATCAGTGCTTACATCTTTTTCAACTTTATAAACTTCATTCATCAATTTATCTAACTGACTTTGCATATTTTCAAGTCGTTTGATTCTATATTGATAGGGTGGCGTATCCAATTTCTTTAAAAGCTCTTTTCTTTGTTTGGTCTTTGGATTATTTTCAAGTATTCTTTTTATTTGATTATAATCCCTATCGCTTATCAAAGAATCAAGCATTTCTTTTGCATCGGCATTTGATAAGCCATGACCATCTCTATACTTTTCAAAGATACCATTGATTTTACTTTGAGTGTAAAGACTAGCCTTACTGTAGATATCTGAAACATATTCACTTGCTACTTGTGCATCATTCAAAATAGATGAAAGCTTTTCTTCTTGGCGCTTTTTCCAATATTTCTCATTCTTCATATCATCTTAATTTCTTAATTAGGAATGCTAGAATTTTGTTTATTACCTTTAACATTTGAAGCATCATTTTTTGTATCAGTGTCATTTCCTGTTTCATCATCCTTGTTCTCCTCGTCTTGATTAAAAGGTACATCACTTTGTTGCTTGAACATTTGCTGTTGAAGTTTTACGCTTTCTTCATTTTCTTTTTTGACTTTTTCCATTTCACTTGGAGCATCTTCAATAAAAGGAAGTTGTTCAATCAATGTTTCATTTGATACCTTTCCACTTAAATTGGCAATCATTTGAGCTAACTCATTCAAGTTTTTAGGAAGTTTTCGAGTAAATGTGATTTTTACATTTCCAGGATCTATTACGATTGCTTTTATATTTAAATAATTGCAGAACAATTCAATTCTTCTTTTTAATCCTTTTATGTAATACTTTTCCTTTTCTCCAGTAATCATTTGAAGTCCTAAAAGTTTATATTCCATGGCCACACCTGAACTGTTACCAACGAAATTTTCATCAGTTAAGTTAGGAACATGAGAAAATGTATAGATATCTTCTTTGATTGCTTTTCTTAATACTTCCATCCCTGCTTCATCAAAAACTCTTGAAAGATATTCAGCTCTTGCTTCTGCAGGTAATTCTAGAAGACCATTTTCTTTTAGAATCTTCATTGTTTCACTGACTTCTTCATTGTCATCACCCATCAGCGAACCATAAATAACAAGCAATGATTCAACAAATTGCTCTTTATCATTAACCCTATCGCTCATGAGCTTGTTATAAGCATCAATCAAAGAGATTTGCTGTTCAAAATCGCCAATACAAAGCTTATTGTTTCGATATTCAATGATTGGAACATCTCCAAAAAAGTGCTTAACTGGTTTATCAATAAACCTATGCCTATTTCTATTGTTACATTCTAAAATCATTGTAGTGATGTAATTCTTAGTACATACAGTCGCACGATAGCATTGCTGACTGGTGATTACATCCTTGTATCGATAATAATAAACACCAAAAAGAAGATTTTGCTCTATCGTATCATCGTATACTAAAAATGTATGGTCAGGTTCAAGATTTCTAACTGCTATTTCAGTTTCACCTTGTTTGATATACACATATTCATAAGCGACACCACAAATACTCATATCGTGTGCATTGTCACTATCGACATCATCCACATCCGCTTTATCAAATGCATCCGTTAGTTTATCAATGCTTTCTTTATTTTGATTATCATAACTTGCATAAGAAATTGGACTGTTCATAAAATAACCAGTTGCTGTATCACTGATATCTTTAGCGTGATTACAAACAACTCTGTTATTTGCTGATGTCTTCAACTTCTTTTGTCTTCTTTTAATATCATGATTAGCTTCATAATATCGCTGATTCTTTTTAATTCTTCCAATCAAATTACGATGTTTGTTGATCAACTCTTCAATTTGAACAAGATTCAACTTTGTTTCATCATAATTTGAACTATCTATTGTGAACGTAAACACGTGGATACCTCCTAATTTTCATATCTAGCACGGTTCTTACCTGCTCGACCTTTTGATTGGATGATGTCTTGTTCACACCCATATCGTGCAGCATCAATCGTGTGGTTATTTTTATCAGGAAACTCTCCTTTAAGATTTCCCTCTTTATCTTTTTCAATCTCATAATCATTAAATTCTCTTGCAGCGTTAGGACAACGAATAGGATCAATAATGATTTCTTCTAAATCCTGCATCCACTTTATCCCGTTTTCTACACTGTCAGGTCCTTTCTTTGCTCCAGTTACCTTTAATCCAAGCAACTTGAATTCGTTTATCGTACGTGGTTCTGCACTGTCACACGTTACTAATTTATTCAATGGGTTAAGCTTTTTAATTTTCGCAACTGCTTTTGCATTGGATAAACGTGTACCATATACTTCCCCAAAAATAAAAAGACGTCTTCTCGTCTTGTCATAATGCATCTTAAGATATGCTAATGGATCACCAGCGTAACCAAAGTCCAAACCATTCTTTAATCTATCAAATGTTTGGATTTCTTCATTTGTAATTTCTCTTATTGTAAGATTGGTAAATACTTCTCCACCTGTACCAGTTACTTCGCCTAAATAATCATGCTTGTATTTTTCAGGCTTTGTCTTTTTCATGTGTTCAGCTTCAATAAGAAATTGCTCTCCAAGCCATTCTTTCGGGGCTTGAAGATAAGTTGTATGAGAGACAAAAGAATCATCTCTTTTAACTAGAACTTCTTTATTTACCCAACTTCTTTGTGATTCAGGTGGGTTAAACGAATAAAAGACACAATATTCAGGACCACCACGAAGCAACGACTGATTGATATTCGTTATCTTGTCATAACTTTCAAATTCATCGCATTCTTCATACCAAACATATTTAATATAGCCAATAAATACCTTAGTTGATTTCAACTTTTTAGGGTTATCAGCGCCTTTAAATATGATGACTTGGCCAGTTGGCTTATATGTCATTTGCAGCTTTGAATCAGGAATTTCCCAATCATTTTCAGCTTTCAACATATAAATGGCCCATTTGATTTGCTCGTAAACTGAACCTCTCAAAGTATCTTTTACACGTCTGATTACAACTGCATTGCTCATTAATCCTTTTTTTGCATCCCTCATGATACCTAAAGGAATTTCAGTTCCAATACACGATGATTTCAATGATCCACGGCCACCCTTTAACCAGTAGTGGGTGAAATCATTATTTTTGATATGTTTATGAACATCATAAAAAGCTGGACCAATGATTGATTTTAAATTGACTTTATTCGATATCATCTATAATCACTGTTTGACCGTTAGAAGTAATATCTACACTTTCTTTAAACATGCCAAAACGTTTACCTAAAAGTTCAGCAGCTTTCAATCTTTCTCTTTCATCAGGCTTTTTAGTTATGACTTCTTGCATACCATCACCGCACATCGCTAGAGTACTAGCTTCACTTGTTCCACGCATAACTGATGTGAGATATTCCATGACTTCTTGAATATCTGCAGTCTTTTCATTATGAATTTCTTCAAGTCGCTTGTTGATGTATTCAGCAATATCTTCTTTTTTTAAAAGATTACTTGCTCTAGTTGCAGCTGTTCTATCCGTTTTGCTCTTATATACTGTTCTGTAGGCTCGTGTGCCATTTAGATCAATTAAATATTCATCACAGAACAGCTTTTGCTTTTCTGTCATATGACACACCTCCTTTATTTTTTTAGTGGTTGCAGGACCAGGAATCGAACCTGGAATACAAGCTAAAGAGACTTGCGTTATACCTTTTTTACTACCCTGCTATATTAAATAAAGAAAAAAAGCAACCGAAGTTGCTCTTATTGAATTTCGAAAAGGGGTGCTTTTCTTTCTTATGGCTTGACCACATTAATAATATAACACATTTTTTCTAGTATTTAGTCTTGAATTAGTCCAGCATCCGTTTTTTGCACCGATTCAAGGGCTAGAACAGTGTCTAAAATATTAAAGGATTGATTTATTACCTCATAAAATTTTGCTCTTGAGAAGCCTTGTTTTAGAGCTTCTTGTTCACGCATCCCACTTTCTCCCTTTCCTGGATTATTTGCATAAATGATAATGGCCTTTCTTTGCTCTTGATTAAGCAAGGTTGCTATACAATTTTCCAATCTTTCGATTACAATCTTGTAAGCATGAATATAACCATCGTAAATATCAGTGTTTTCTAAGATTTTATTATATCTTTGAATAACACTCATGTGATTTGTTCCTGGCATTTCTTTAGAATAAGTAATTGCTTTTCTATCATCCTTTAGTTGATCACGTGTTTCTTCTAAAAGCCTTTTTGTATCTTTCCAGCGTTTCCAATTAATAACTTGATACTTTGATTCTTGCATCTCTATTCCTCATGATTTGCTAATTATTCCTTATGTAAATAATCTTAACATTTCTTAACGTTTTTTTCTATTTTTCTTTGTATAATAATTTTTTATACATGACAATAGCATCTTTTAATGTCATGCCGTATGGCACATATTGAAAGTATCCTCTTTCTTTCATACCGAGCAAAAGAGGCACTTCATCAAAGTGATTATCAAGCCCACTAGTTAACTCTTCTAACTCTTGCAATAAGTCCAATTCAAACTTTGTCATTGTTTTACCCTTTCTCATTCACTTGATTTGATATCTATAATTCCATTTTCAACAACTTCTTTTGCTGGGAAGAATTGAATATCATAAGCATAAGGATTTTCTTTTTTAGCTTCCGTTTGAATACAAGTGTATGTAACATCATTTGATAGATGTGCATAAAATAATTTGCATTTTCCTTTTCCAGTCTTAATAGTTACGTTTAAATCTCCATCTTCATCACTATCGAGGGAAATCTTTCCCTCAACGGTAAATAAAGGATCATTTGTTCTAGTATTAAGAGCAACGACTTTTCTTGTAATTTTAAAGTTGTTGGCATCTTTTCTAATATTATGATTAACTCTAGATGCTTTTGAACACCCGGTTAAAGCAAATACACTTGCTAATATGATTAATATTTTTTTCATTTACTTGTTCTCCTTCTTTGGAATGTGATTTCTTTCTTGATAAATTTCTACTTCTTCTTCAACTGACTTCAATAAATTCTTTTCTCTTACTAGATCCTTTTTACTAGCGTTCGGTCTAGTGATATAGTATTGCAAAGCATGTTTTACTGTTTGCAACTTTCTATAGTACGTTCCCATTGTTTTTTATTTCCTTCCCATGGAATTTGAACTGGATAATATCTATTTTCTTCAAAAGGCTTAGTTAGAACACCTGCATCGCAATAAAACGTTGTCATTTTAGTTTCTTTGGCAAGAGCATCATCAGAATATAAATATGTATTTTCTAATCTTGTAAAAGTTGTAAAGAAATTATCCCAAACCCACATACCAGGAGTTAAATCTTCAAATTTAAGGGGTTGAGGATGCTTGATTTCATTCATCGCATCCTCATATCCTTTATCATATTGTCCTCTATCATAAATTAGAGCTTTTAGGAGTTCTTCTTTATCAACATTTATGCCGACTTTTTGTATAGCTTTAAATACTGAATTTTCAAAATCCTCATTCATCTTTTGAAACACTTCTTTCATTACTATTTCTATTGGCGACTTATACATTCTTCATACCTCTCTATCAATTCATCAATGGTTTCATCATCTTCGGCATCTTGAAAGTAGCCTCTCATCCTCATGCCAACTAATGTACTGATTTCATCAAAGTCATCTCCACCACATCCATCATCAGAGAATTCTTTTAATAGATTCAATTCAAATTTAGTCATCTTTCATTACCTTCTTTTTCCAATATTCTTTATCTTTTTTAGATTCTTTATCCGTTAAAACATCAATGCAAAGATATAAACCTTCTAGTTTGTTGCAAGCATTATCTAAACCTTTTTTTACATCTTCGTAAGCTTTTTCTAATTGCTCACAATATCCTTCTAGAGCTTCTACGTACTTATATGTTTCGTCGACACCGAGTGCAGCGTCTCGCTCTGTATATTCTTCTCTACTAGGTTTTTTCAATTTTCAACCCTCCCAATCGATAGCTTGTCCACATTTTGTACAATAGTTTTGCTTTCCTGCTAAAGCCGAACCACAAGTTGGACACTTTCCAAAAGTTACATCTATATTTAACATTGAAAGAGTAACGGTTTCTTTCTTGATTGGCTTCTTAGGCAATTTTGTTTCTAAAATGTTTCTAAGAGCTTTAAAATCAATGCTACCTAACACATGTGCAAATGTTTTATTAAAATCAACTAATTCTTGTAATGTATTTGCACAGTTATTTATATTTTCTAAATGCTTAGGACTATAGGCGTCCCTATCTTTTTTAGCCCATGATTTCAATAAATTTAATGCATCTTGGTATTTATTCATACTTTTTCACCTACCTCTTTTTTTAACTCTACATTAACAACAACACTAAGTTCTTCACCATCATCTTTTATGAAAAGAATTTCAGAATTATATAAGGCACTTCCTATATGTTGGCCAAGCTTATAACCGCGACCCTCACAAATAAAAGTACTTTTGCAATCAAATATATTAACCCGCTTTTTAGTGTTATTTAATAGAGAGGTCAATCTTTCCTTTTTCATTCTTTTTACCCCATTTTCTTATAAAATGTTACGTTTAACCTAGATATAATCATTTCGTTTAACCTAGAATTAAACGTAACTATTAAAATTTTGTAAACCTTATACTGCGTATGGTTTTAGAAAGATTTTCTTTCTAAAAAACTTCTTGAATTTTTTAACCCTAATTTTTGTTAATTTTTAAACCTGTAAGCAACTTCATTTCTATTCCCGGAATAAGAAATCTTATCTTTCCTTTTTGCTATGAAAATTTTTAATTTACTTCCATTTTCATGATCAATCAAGAACTCGCCACATTCATCAATATACACCCTTAATACGCTTATCATCTTTTCTTTTAGTAGAGCTTCTTCCGACATCTTGATACTTTCAACACCATCACTCGTAATTTTTCTAGCAGGATATGGTAAGAAAAGAGGATCTGTAGATACCGTAATTTGTTGAAGTTCGTATCTTTCAACCTGTTTTTTTTAATCTTCTATATCGTGAACGTTCTTGCTTTTCGAAATCTCTTATGAGTTCAATGCATTCATCTTTTTCTTTAAGTTGCTTGTTCTTATCATATATGACGATTGTTAAAACTGAACACGTTAATAGCAATGCTATATTAATAAATATCATCATCTTCATCCCTTTCTTTAGCTTCTACTTTGTCTATTTCATCCGCATCAATGATTGTTATTGAATGCGGTCTCTTTTGAGCTGCTGGTGTCATTTTCCATTTAAAGCTATCAGTTGTTATCCCTAGATAGCTTGAACATTGTTGAACATCACCAACAAATAAAACCTCGTCCGTCTTTTCTTTATACAGTACATATTGCTTTTTATTTGATTCCTTTAATACAATCTCACCATCAAGTCTTGCTAATCTTTCGGATATAGACTTATTTTTTTGGTATAGCCTTCTATTTTGAAGTCTCAACCTTTGATTTTCTTTGATTAATGCCTCGTTTTCTTTTAGGAGTGGCAAATACTTATCTCCCCCCCAATTAAACAACGCAACTCTTAATTGCTCACATTTAGTCATTGTTAAAGCAACTCCTAAATCCAAATTCATCACACCATTTTTTTACAAAAGAAACGATATCACTTGATGGTCTAGTATTGTGACTAGCACGACATTGTACTACTTCTGTGCTTATACGTTCGAGTGTAGCCAAAGGCTTTTCTATATCTGTTATGCTTCTTACAAAGAAGATATTGGTTCTTTGTTGTGCATATGCTACTGAATAATTTGAAGCAACACAATGGCTCAATGTTTTCCCTTCGTTTACTATTTGAGTGACATTTTCACATGGCAAAATAACATATTTACCCTCACTATAAGTGTATTTCAAGTTTTTTAGATAACTTTTATAAAATCCGGGATTCAAATGTTCTAACTTTTTCACATCGAATAATTTTGTACATAGATCATGCTTTTCTTTTAGATTTTTAGGAAATAGATATACACTATTATTAAAATCATATCCAAGCCTTTCTGCAGCTTGTAAATAATCGTTATAACATGAAAAGAATTCGTATTTGTCCATCTTTTCTTCTTTTTGTATCTTGTCTCTATATCTTTCAGATTTATAAGGCTTATAATATTTTTTTACATACCTATGAAAACTGTTTTGTTTCGCATATTCTTTGTACATAGCTAACTCTTCAACACTTTTTAAATTACATCTTCTAATGTCTAAAATATCTTTATACTCTAATTGATCTAGCTGTTTTACCCAATAATCGCTTACTCTAAAGATTTTATTTAATGATTTTTCTTTCAAATTCAGTTTTTTATAGCAACTTACAAATTGAGAAAGCCCTGCTTTTACCAACAACTCTATTTTAGGCTCGTCAATGTAGTTGCAAATATATTTGAAAAATGGGATATGATTTATTCTTTTTTTCTTGCACTCTTCGATATATTTAAACCATTGACAATATTTAATTCCTAATTCATCAATAACAGCTTGATGGTCATAAAATGAATAACTTCCCTCAAACCAATAGTTAGCGGTTGAAGCTGTATGTATATCATTTACTTCTCGGTCTGGCCCTAACCATTCTTTGTCCCATTTTTCTACTACATTTCCAGCCATTCTTTCGTTTCTAATATTACACAAAGCAATATATTTAGACCCTTGAATTCTTCTACAAACTTCTTGGATCATGATGTCTTTGTATTCTCGTCCATAGCCTATCAAATATCCTTTATCGCTTCTAAAATCTTTATTTCTAAAAGCGAATGTCCTTAGCAATAATTTTCCTCGATATAATTCTATTGTCTGTACATATTTAGACATTTTTGTTGGTTTTTCTTTAAAGTTTGTATTATTGAAAATAAAATCTTTTAAACCTGCTGGCTCTTTTAAATTTGCACTTATTATTTGTTCGATTAATTCCATGATTTCAGCCTCCAAAGTTTAAAAAATCATCCAAACTCATTTGATTTTCATTGATTTTCGACTTTTTAGCCGTTTTCTTTTTAGGAGTAGGAGCTTTTTCAATTATTTTCTTATCTTCTTTAAGAACTTTTTTATGATTGCTGATGCTTTCTAAGTCTTTTTTTGTAGCACTTCCATTAGCATTTGTTCTAAATTTAGGCTTTGATACTTTGATATCATCTTCATCATAATAATGAACTGCCAAGTCAAAAAGCTCTTGATCATCACCTGCAACATATCCAACATTTCCATTTTTTACACATTTCTTTGAAATTTCATTCAAAACATAATTAAAGCATTCATCTAAGGATTTATTTTTCTTTTTTAAGTTCTTTTGAATATCATCCCTAGAAAGAAGATAGTTTCCTATCCTCTTTATCCAAGGGTTTTTAGCTGCTTTTAACTCTTTGTTAAATTTATCCATGTCTATATGCCTTCTTTTCGTTTTCAACATCTTCCATTGAAACTGTAAAATAAGCCTTGTAATAGTTAAAAGTGGCATTTTTATCATATTCAGTCTTATGCAAGATAATATATTGCTTATTTTTGCTTAAAAATACGTCACATGGGCCAAATTTTTCGATGGATCTAGCGTATGAATCCTTTAAACAAAATCTTGAATAGATAGCAATTTTTGACGTTGCTCCAAACTCTCCGGGATTGATACCGCATATAACCCCTCCATCAGTATTTGTGCACTCAACGATTGCTTTATATGTTGTTTCTTTTTCTTTATTAAAGCCGATAGATGATATTCTGTAACTGTTTCCGGGCAATTTGCACAATTCATATTCTTTATCTTGTTCCAACTCTTGAAAAATTGGTACTCCACTGATAACTCCACTGATTTTTATGCAAATATCATTGGTTTTGCAGTGTAATCCAGCACCATTTAGAAATAATGTGCTGTTTCCATCTTTTCCAATCAATGTGAATACGCCTTTTATATACTTATAAAGTGGATTTGCTGAAACAATATCCATTTTTTTCATGCACTTAACCGGTTCTTGTTCCTTTTCCATCTTTCTTCACTCCTTTTCTTCTTGGATATAATGTTAAAACTGCTTTTTGATACAATTCAGAGGATTTATACAATCTATAGCCGATAAGCTGATAATCCTTGCTATACATTTGATTGTAAGTTTCTATCATATCGTCATAATCAACGCATGTAATTTTTTCAATTTTGTACCTTTTGGGCATGATTTTTCACCCCCTGAAAACTATATTTTTATTACGTTTAACCCTATATTAAACGTAACTAACTAAATCTTTTGAAACCTATATATATCAACGGTTTTGAGAGATTTTTCATATTAAAAACTTTGTTGATTTTTTAAACCTCTTTTTTAACGAATTTGAAGTTTATTTTTATCATTAGACAACCTAATATTTTATTGCCGTCTAGCGTATAGGTTGGTGCAACTGACAACACCTCTTTATTTAATAGTTCTTCTTCTATGACGGTTGCATCTATAGCTTTTATTGTTTGTAATGGTTCTTCATCTTTGCTAAGTATGAATAGCATTCCTGATGGTACTAATGTCATTATCAAATCTTTTAGTGTCATTTTTTTCTTCTCCTTTCTTTTAATATTTGATAGCTTCTACTTTTCTTTTTTTCTCTTGCTGAGAAGTATTCGTATAGATAGCTGTTGTTTGAATAGATCCATGCCCCATTATTTTCGCAAGTTCTGATAAAGAGGCTTGGCCGTTTTGATGTACCCACTGAATGCCAAACATATGCCGAAAAGCATGGGGATGGGCCTTTTCTAATGAAATCCCTCTACATTGGCCACAAATCTTCTTGATCCTGTTTTCGATGGTTTTTTTAGCTAACATCTTGTTTTTATCCTTAACTCCGGGAAACAAATAGCCTTGTTCAATCTTGTTTTCCTTAGCATATTTTAATAATTCTCTTCTAAGGTCATTTCTTAATGGTACTTGTCTCAATTTTCCTTTGTTGTAGACCTCTATATAACCTTTCTTCTCTTGGATGTTTTCAAGAGTGAAGAACTTCAATTCACTCAGTCTTATCCCTGTGTAACCAAACACTTTCATGATCATATAAGTGTCTTGTTGGCCAATTTTCTTGGCCATTTTCAGCATTCTCTTAAATTCACTCGGTTCTAGCACGTTTTCAAGACTTGTTTTTTCCTGCTCTCTGATTGCTTTAAGTGAATAATTGTCTGAAATATGCTTTTTCAACTTCTTTTTAGAAAAATCACCAACTTCCATCAGTTCAATAAACTTCATAAACTTATTGATAATGACAATGTAATTGTTAATGGTTTTAGTTGCATACTTCTCTTGCATTTTTTTCTTGTAAGCTATCATGTCTTTTTTTGTAACTTCTTCATTTTCGATAAAATCAATGAACTTTGTAAGAACTAGCTTATACTTGTTGTATGTCGATTCCGTTTTTTCGTCCATGATTTCTTCATCGATGAACTGTTCCAAATAACTGTTCATCATAGATTTTGTTATCTTGATGTTAATCCTTTTGAATTCCTCCGCCATATCTCTCAAATATTCCTCCTTTCCCTTTCCTCTTTGTTTTTGACTCTCATTTGTACGTAGATGTAGTACATATGGTTAGTCTTGTTGTATCTAACCTCATGTGATAGATACTGTTTTGATTTGTAGTTGGAGTTCATAAATTGAGAAATCAATGAAGTATCACTTATCATTTTGCTGATTTTCTTCTTAGAGAACACTGTGTAGCTTTTTCTTTCAACTGGTTGCTTCAAGTTTTTGGATGATTTCCAGCGTTTCTTGCCTTTTGGGTCTTTGGAAATATAGTTGGCAATTCCTGTCAATCCAAATTCATCCGGTTCAAGTTCCTCTACTTCCGTCCTTGTTCCATTCTTCCAAAGGTTTTTCATAACCTTTCTATCAATTCCTTTTTCTATCAGCAAATGATGATGCATTCTTATTTTCTTTGCAGGATCATACTCGGTTACATATATCCATTTGGCATTTGGCAAACCAGCTTTCTTTCTTCGATAGTTGATTCTTCTAATGTAATTGCGGACTTCTTTCTCACCTTCTTCAACTGTTGGCGGCAAGTTCTCGTTGCTGTAAGTTAGATGGATTGCCCAATCGTCCAAATCAAAATTAGCGTTGATTAATCTTATAAGCCTCTTTCTAGAATTTTTCTCGTTCAAATTCTTCTGAGCTTTCTTTGACGGTTTTCTAGGAGGCTTATAATTTTCTATATCTTTCTTATTGAATGTTGGATAAATCTCTACTTCAAACTGATTTCCTGATCTGATTGTTTTTGTAGTATAGTGATGGTCTATCTTGTTTGTTCTTAGCAGTTCATCTATGTATTTATCTTTTAGACTGTCTATTGGCGTGTCATAGAAATTCTCATAATCATAGTCTATTTCTCTATATCTTCTTTTCGTTGACATGTTAATATCTATTACAAGCTTGATTAGGACACCCTTCCTATACCTTTTCTATCGATTACATCTACACATTTTCAAATACATATGCTATAATCAATGTGTCGAGAAAAGTATTGGAAAGGTGTCGTCAATTATTTAATTGATGGCTTCTTTTTTATGAGAATTTTTCAATAATAAAATCATGCATTTCGTCATGATCTTCATTATTCAACGTGTCATTTACCGCTAAAAGAAAATTGACATTTCTAGCTCCTGTGTTATAAAGAGCAAACGCACATCTAGATAGCTCTACTAAGTCCTTGACGGCATATTCTTCTACTACATCATCAAATGAAACGCCGTCCTCAAATCTATGAACATCACAATTCCAATTAGCAACCATAGTCAAATAATCCTTAAATACATTTTTATATGTGTATTTTTTTTGCAATACATTGATTTGATCCACAACATAATCCACATACTTCATTTTCCTTTCTCCTTTCAAAGTGAAAAAATAGGCTATTATTGAAAACATACAAATCTTTCACAAACTCTTCATAGTCTTAAATTTTTTTGGAG